ATATTCCAGAAGAACTTAATATGCCAACTTGGTTTATACAACGTTACTTTTTGCCTCAAAGTTTAAGATTTTCTAATATATCTCGTTTGTATGAATTACCACAAGAAAATGATCCTGGTTATCATATTTCTTACAAGGGACAACAGGTTATTGCTAATAACATTTATAAATTGATTAAACAAAAAAATATGATATAATTTAAAACAGAGGTTATTATGAGCACAGTATTTGACGCAAACGATAAAAGTGATCATACAAAGGCACTTGCATTTTTAGACCCAAATGGTGGTGTAAGTATCCAAAGATACGACACATTAAAGTATAAGCAGTTTGATAAACTTACAGACCGCCAATTAGGATTTTTTTGGTTACCTCAAGAAGTAGACATTTTACGTGATGCAAAAGATTTTAAAGATTTGACACCAAGTGAGCAACATATCTTCACAAGTAATCTTAAAAGGCAAATACTACTTGATAGTGTGCAAGGTCGTGCACCAGCAGTGGCATTTGGTCCTATTTGCTCACTACCAGAATTAGAAACATGGATTACTACATGGACGTTCAGCGAAACAATTCACAGTCGTTCATATACACATATTATTCGTAACGTGTATGCAAATCCGTCAAAGATATTTGATGAAATGATGGACATTCAAGAAATTGTTGATTGTGCTGGCGATATTACTGCACTTTATGATAAGTTGATTGCTATGAACAATCTTATTAATGTTGATCCTTATTGGGTTGGTGATCGTCAGTGCGTTGATCCATTTGAACACAAGAAGGCTCTGTGGCTTACGCTTATGAGCGTGAATATCCTTGAAGGGGTTCGTTTCTATGTATCATTCGCTTGCAGTTGGGCATTTGCCGAACTCAAAAAGATGGAAGGCAATGCAAAAATAATCAAGTTCATTGCTCGTGATGAAAACCTACATCTTGCAGGAACACAAACACTGTTGAAACTTCTACCAAAAGATGATCCTGATTATGAAAAGATTGAGTCAGAATGCCGTCAAGATGCCATTAAATTGTTTGATGATGCAGTCAAACAAGAAAAAGCATGGGCGCAATACTTATTTAAGGATGGCAGTATGATCGGTCTTAACTATCAACTACTTGCAGAATATGTTGAGTTTATTGCAAACAAGCGTATGCAAGCAGTTGGTCTTGGTCAGCCATATCCTACTAAGAATAACCCACTGCCTTGGACACAAAAGTGGATTGCTGGCGCAGATGTTCAGGTGGCACCACAAGAAACAGAAATCTCATCTTATGTTATCGGTGGCACCAAGCAAGATGTTGATAAAAACACATTTAGTGGATTTAGTTTGTGAAAGGAGTGCTCAATGATTACATTATACACAAAAGATAACTGTCCCTACTGCGATAGTACAAAACACTTACTTGATAGTTGGAGTGAAGATTTCTACGAAGTTGATATTAATGAAGAAGGTGTTCGTGATTGGCTTGTTAGTCAAGGTCATAAAACTGTTCCACAGATTTATTTTGAAAATCAACTTTTAATAGAAGGTGGTTATACTGGGTTAAGTAAAGTATCTTACAATCAATTACAGGAAGCAAAACGTGTTATTAGAGAAAATAGGTGATCCATCAAAGGTAATGTCTCTTAAACTGATTACAGGTGAAGAACTCATTGCCAGAATAGCAGAAGAAACAGAAACTACTTATAAACTTACAAAACCGCTATGCATGATTGCGACACCACAAGGCGGTTTTGGACTTGCACCAGCAGTGTTTAGTATTCCACCATCAGATTCTGTAATGTTAAATAAGAGTGCAGTAGCATTATATGGTGCTACGGACAGTGACATTGCTAATCAATATCTTGCTAAAACAACAGGAATTACATTGGCAAAGTCTATCTAAGGAGAAACAATGCCAATACCTACTAAAAAAGGCAGTTTAAACACTGGTGGTGGTATTATTATTCGTGGTGAACCATCAGTTCTTATCAACGGTAGAGATGCTGCACGAGTAGGTGATTTTTATACAGGACACCCTGGTTTTGATCCTAGACATCCGCATCCACCAAATTGGATTATAAATGGCGCACAAAGTATAAGAGTAGGTGGTCGTGCGCTTGGTTATCTAGGTGTATTTGAACAGTTGGGACACAATGCGGTTCCAACGGAATCAAATGTTCTAATAGGAACACGTTAATGCCGCTTGGAAATTATGCAAACGGCACAGGTAACATTGCAAGTTTTACAACTAATACAACAGTTATTGGTTATGGAACTACTTTTTTAACACAATTACAACTTGGTGCTGTTATTGGCAATGTTAGTAATATATTTGTTGGATATGTTGCCAATATCAACAGCAATACAAGTATTACACTAACTACCAATGCAAATGTTGCTATAAGCAGCAATACAAATCCAACTAACTTTCATTACAAAGCAATGTATGCAAATGTTCCACAGTTTATATATGGAACAACTGGTAACATAACTGCAAATGTAAACAGCGCAATTATTACTGGAAATAGCACACACTTTATAACAGAACTAAATTATGGTGATACACTTTATGTTACAAATGTAAACAGTTTAGTTTCTAATTCTACAACAATTTCATATAGTAACATTTATCTTGGGCAAGTAGAATATATTATAAGCAATACAAGTTTATATTTAAATGCAAATAGCATTGCAAATGTTAGTAATTTACAGTATTTTACTGGCACAACAAATGCATCATTTTTTAATTATGATGGTTATGGACCACAAAGCACACCTGATATACCAAATACTGTTGTTGGCTTATACACAATAAACAGTCAAATGTTTCGTTGGGCACAAAGTGGTTTAATTCCAAATGTAGCTGTCGTAAATAATTATCATCCACCAATTCGTGACAGTGTAACTGGTATACCTGTAAATCTACCAGCAACCATCTACCAAAAAACCAGTAATAGTTATGTTAACAATTATACACTAGGTAGTTCATTTACAAATAGTGGAGTAGATTATGTTGTAAAAGATTTTGATATAAATCAAAGTGTGTTTTCAACAGATTTAAGTTATGTTAAGGATTCACTATACAACGGTGATGCTTTAAAAAATGCTGCATTAGGCGATGATACACAATTCTTTCACACAACCGTTGCACAAGCAATACCACAAACTAGTGCAGATCGTGCTGCTAGTTTGATTGGTGCTAATATTGCACGTGTAACTGATACACATGATTTAGCAAAACAATATTATAGCACAAGTAGTCCACTAGATTCTGTAAAAATATATCCACAAAACTTAACAAGTAATCAAGATTTTAATTTGCGTAAAGAAGCAAAAGGTTTGCGTAAATTAGTTCCTACTGGTGCACCTATTGCAATACCTGGCACATTAAATGCAATAGCTACTGTTTATGTAAGTGGTAATGTTGCATGGACACCACCAACTTTTAAACCAACAAATGTGAGTTAACATGACGGCACAGTATAATAATATTAATGGAATAAAAGATTCTATGTTGTCAGTAGAAGCCAAAAAAACAGAGGCTTATCCAATCAAAGCCAGTAATGGTGAGATTCACTGGACTATTGGTGTAGGAAATGAATACTATCCAAATAATCAACGTGTTCAACCTGGCGATAAAATTACAGACCAACAAGCCGATGATTTATTAACTTATCGATTGTTAAATGTTGATGGACCAGCCATGTCAAATAGACTTGCTAATTATGGTGGTGATTTTAGTAAATTAAACGATGGCCAACAGTTTGCACTTACTAGTTTATCTTATAACTATGGACAAAATGCTACATGTTATAACAAAGTATTACAGGCTGCATCAATTCCTGACGAACCTCAACGTTCAATCGCTATGCATGATGAGATTTTAGCACTTAACACGCCTACCAGTGATCCAAGATTAGTTAGTAGAAGAATTAAAGAAGCAAATGCTGCTTTAACTGGAACTCTACCAAATGGTGCCACAACAGGTGGACCTAGCGCACAAATTAATTCTAAACAATTACAATCAACATCTGGCACTGGTGCAGGCTGCGGTGGCGGTGGTATTGGCATATTTGGTGCAATAGCCGCTGCTGGTTTATTCGGTGGACTTGGTGCTGCAATCAATTCAGCATTAAGTGCGGCAACTGGTGCATTAGGTATAACTGCTATTACTGGTGCCATGGGTAGTGCATTGAGTTCAGCTACAAGTGCACTCACTGGTGGGTTAGGTCAGATTTTAGGTCAAGTTACTGGACCAATAAATCAATTAACTGGTGGAATGTTTGACAAACTATCTAATATTGGTAGTGGAATACTACCAAGTTTGACTGGTGTGTTACCAAAAGAAATTACACAAATAATTAGTGGCGGTGTAGGCGGTGCATTGGGCGGTGCAGTAGGTGGTTTTTTAGGACCACTAAATGCTGTATTGCATAACCCATTAAATCTACCAAACGCTGTGCAACAGTTTGCTGCTAATGGCGGATTAAATGGCATGATACAGCGTGTTGGAACTAATATGATCTCAGGTGCCGCTGCTGGTGCAAGTGCAAGTTTTGTTCAAACTATGGGTTTATCAAATGCACTTAGTGGTATAAGCAATAGCATGGTTGGTGCTGCCGCAGAAGCATCTGCATTGCGTTTTGGTGCTAATGTAATAGGCGGTATGGGTGCAAACTTTGTAAACAATAATGGTGTGATAAGCTATGGTATGAGTGCGCTTACAAGTAATTTGCCCGCAGCAGCTAGTAATTTACAAAATCTAGGAACTTTCGATACATCAAACATGTTGCGATTACAACAACCTGCACGTGTTGCAAAACAAATACTTAATGCAGGTTTAGGAAATACAACTGGTCTTACAGCACAACTTGTAAAAAATAATATACCAATTGCTGGTATAGATAATCCACAATATGATGCAAAGGTGCAATCTATTCTAGCAAGTATAAATGATCCAACTGCGGTAGGTGCTGTTAGCAGTCAATTTAATTTGGGTAAACAG